TGGTTTTCAACAAGGAGATAGCGATGGGATTTGTCGAAACTTTCCTGATGGTCATCCTCGGCAGCATGATCGAACGTGAGTGGCGATTCGTTGAGCGAACCACCGAAGGCGTCACCGGCCAGGACTGGGGACGCGAAGGAATCGCCGCAGAAGATCAGCCGCTTTGGTAGTCGGTTCCCGCCTTGGTGTTAATCCAGGAAACACAGTCGGCAGCAATGCCGAAAATTGCGGGTTCAAATCCCGCAGGCGGGATTGGGGTTAGGTGTTGTTTGTTTAAGGATAGGTGCAATGAAGCTTCTGAATCTCAAGTCTTTCAACATCCCATTGCCATCGGATTGGCGGACGATCATTGCCAAGCTTGCGGCAGGGGATAGGATGCGTCTTTCTCAGTGGGTTAGGGAGAAGTGCATTCGGCCAAAGCTTGAGGAGTTGGGGCATCGGGTTAGCGACGTTGCGAGGATGGGAGCACCAAAGAAAGAGGAGCATGGGGATGAATGACGAAAAGCAATCGGCTTTCCTTGACGCACCAGAGGAGATGCAGGAGACACCATACGAGGAGCCAGGGCCGACCGGGGCGGCGATTGCCCTTTGTGCTCTTGCCGTTATGGTCATTCTTGGGCTGATCTTTCTTTGGTTCTTTTCGATGGCGGTTGCCGCGTTAATCGGCTATCCGCTGGCGTCAATCGTGATTTTGGGAAGTGCGTTCGGTGGCGTGGTTTATTGGTCGCTCGATTTGACGGCGGGTTGAATTGGGTTATTGTTTGGTTCTCCTGTTGGGGCGGGGTGTGGTGGGTTCCGCACAATCCGCCATGCCCCGCTTTTCTTTTGGGTTAGGAGGTTGGGTCGATGAAACGGGTTAAATGCATTCAAGAGATTCACGAAATTAAGTTGCCGATCGGATTGTTGCGGCACGATGAATACTTAGAGCTTGCCGATCCGGAAGTTGGCGATCGGATTATGACAATGGATGGTTTATTGCGATCGATCCGTTATCCGTTTGAATGCGTGGGTCAAGCGTTAGTTGTGGTTAAGAGGGAGCAACCAGAATGAGAATCGAAGCGAATCGAAAACAATTGCTAGATGCGTTCAAGCATGTAGCGACGTTGGCCGGTGGGGTCAAGGAAATCCTTGGTTATATCCTGCTGGACGCGGACGCCAGCCAGCTTTTCGCTACCAACATGGAATTGGCCGTCGGCCATTCGTTCAGCAAGTCGGGCGACGGCGGATGCTGTCTGCTTCATGCTCAACGTGTTGGGTCGATCCTCCAGGAGCTATCTTGCGAGGTGGTCCGGATTGAGACAACGGACAGCGGAATCCGCATTAGTGGGGGCGATGGTGAGTTTAGCTTGCCAACGGCCAACGTTGACGAGTACCCAAAGCAACAGCCAGTTGAGGCGGAGCACACCGCTAGCATCGACGCGAATCTACTTCGCCAGGTGGTCGCTATGTGTTCGCCTTGCATCGACGATTCCAACGGGCGATTTGCCCTTGGCGGCGTCCGAGTTGAGGTGACGGAAGATGGCTTGCGGTTTGTCGCGACGGATGGCAGGCGGCTAGTCAAGATCGGTCCGGATGGCGACGCCATCGCGTCGGCGGTGGTTCCGGTTAAGGCTTTGCAGTTGGCCTGCAAGTCGGCTGGTCCGCTTTCCGTGTCGATCGCGAAGGACGCCATCGAGCTAGATGGCGATGGGTGCATCGTGTCGGCAAGATTGATCGAAGGTCGGTATCCCGACTGGCGAAAAGTCATCCCGAAGAAAGGCGGGCCGGAGTTCAGCGGGGCAAGTCAAGATTGGCTTAGGGCAGTCCGGCAGGCGGCTATCTGCTGCGTGGAGGAATCGCGGGGCGTCGATCTTGCAATCGGAGAAAGCAAGGCAACGATGACCGCGAAGAATGCCGACGTTGGGGCGAGCCGATGCGATGTTGATTGCGAGGCATCGGGGAAGATCGCGGCTACGATTGATTGGCGATACCTTGCCGACTTCCTGAGGGGGGCTGGCGACACGGTATTTAACGCTTGCACGGTTGGGCCATCGAGTCCGATCCGCTTTGATATCGGGGAGGATGTTACGTTTGTACTTATGCCCATGAGTAAGGATTCAACATGACGCATCCAAGCAAACGGAAAGGCAACGGCTTTGAGCGGGAGGTAGTCAGCGCATTCTCGGAGCGTACCGGCTGGACTGCTGAGCGAGCATACGCCAGCAACGGGAAGGCACTAGGTAAGGATGAAACGGTTGACGTACTGGCGACGTTTCTTTTGGCCAGTGAATTGCATCCGCAGCTGGCTATTCAATGCAAGCGACGGAAAGCCGTTGCGGAATGGATGCAATGCAATGAACATCAGGACGCAGTGGTTTACCGCGGCGATGGGAAGCCAGCCTACATTGCCATGCCGTTATCGGTGTTTCTCGATTTGATTGAAAGGGTCCGGCAATGACGATGCAAAAGATATTGGAGGCAAGGGCTAGCCGATACGGCGACTTCATTGACAACGCGACGATTGCGCAGGCCATGAAGATGGCCGCGATTGGAAATGTTTGGGTCGATATGGATCCGGACGCACAAGAAGCCATCGATATGATTTGCACCAAGATATCTCGGATCGTTACGGCTGATTGGCGATACGTTGACAATTGGCGGGATATCGAGGGGTTTGCGAAGCTGGTGGCAGATCGGTTGGAGGCAGAGCAGCTAAAGGAAAATTTGACAGGTCATTAGGTCGATATAAGATACCAGCCAGGATACCCATGCGCTGGCGGGGGTGGTGCGTCTGACCCGCGCACTAAATGCCCCCGCCAGCCTCTTTTATTTTGGGGGCTGGCATGAAAGAAAAGCTTGATTCTCTTGTGAAATCCCGTCGCTTTTGGGTGGCAGCCGCCGGAGTTGCCGTTGTGTTTCTCAAGGAGGCGGTAGGCGTCCCGCTAAGCGAAGAACAGATTACGCAACTGGTTTTGCTGGGTGCGTCGTGGATCGTTGGCGAATCCTTGCGGTCAAGCGAGGGTTAATCATGGATGGGATTTTCGCCCGCAGGAGAGCAAAGAAACACGCCCGCAAGGTGGCCGCCGAATTGTGGCGGAAGCATCGCGACGTTGACGCATGCACCGCCGAATTAAACAAGCTGGCCAAGAGCGATCCGCAGTTGGTCGGGCTGGATCCGGCTACTATTTTCTTGCTGATTCAGATGGCCATCCGCCTATGGCTATGGTGGCGTGATTTTAAGGAAGACAATCCAAGCGACACCCCGCAGGCCGGCGAGCCTTGGCAGGAGGACGTGGACGATGTTTGACGAACTTTTGAACAATCCTTGGCGGGCTGGGGCATTATTGATCGGGGCTTATTGGGCGTGGCGGAACATCCTTGGCAGCGGCAATCAGCCACAACCACAGCCGCCCGCACCGCAACCACCACCGGAGCCATCGCCATCCGCATCGGTTAGCCGATCGCAGGCAATGCAAGCCGCCGACGTATTGGCATCGTACCTAACGCAAGCCGGAAGCGAATCCGGCAAAGCGGACTTGGCCAAGGTGGTCAACGCTATTTGGGGCAAGTGATGCAGCCATTCGACAAGTGGGCACCGCTGATTGTGGTCGTGCTCTTGCTGCTATCGAGCGGCAAGGGTGGCGGTATCGTGCCGGTCCGGCCAGTCGATCCATTGACCGGGGCTTGGGTGGTTGTAGTTGAGGAGACAAGCCAGCGAACGCCAGAGATTACCAAGGTAGTCACCGACGCGGCGTTCTGGCAAAGCGTTCGGGATCGCGGATTGAACTGGATAATCTTCGACAAGGACCAGCCGGAAGCGGCTGGGCAGGTTAAGGCGCTGGCCGGCAAGCTTCCGGGACTTGTTATTCAAACGCCAGGACAGCAAAGCAAAGTGCTTTACGCGGGCGAACTGCCAAAGACCAAAGAAGAGATTAACGCTTTGATTCGGAGGCATGCCGGATTATGAGCGAAGTAATTTTGATTGATGGCGTTCAGTATGGAACTGGGCTACTTGTCCCGACGTTTAAGCCGAAGACGTTTCCCGTTTACGGCGATAACGGGCCGATGTTTACGCGGGACCAGATCGGCAAGATTGTTACCGACCCGGAACGGGTGGCTGGTTCTCGATTGTTTACTCCGGAAGAATGGATCCGAAGCCAGGGCAACGTGGGTAGTTGCAACGGCCAGGCAGCAGCTCATGCCCTCGAGAGGACACAGGTGTCCAGAGGTATCAGGCGGCGGCGGCTATCCGGCGAGGGGCTTTACGCTCTGATTAACGGCGGGGTCGATCAGGGCAGCATGCTGGATGATGGCATGCACGCCCTGGTTAATAACGGGGCACCGGAGGAACAATACGTTCCGGTTGCTCGATTCTTTACGCAACGGCAATTGTCCCGCGATGCAGTCGAATCGATGAAGCGGAACAAGGCGCACGAATGCTACCGGGTCGAAACAGAAGACGAACTAGCGAGCGGGCTAGCCGCTGGGTTCTGCGGTGTCGTTGCGGTTCATGCAACTAATAGCTACGGGCGACTGGATGGCCGGGGCGTTTCTCCTCCAGCAAGTGGCGTCGGCAATCATGCGGTATTGGTCCATGATGTTCGGCTATCGCCATCGGGTGGCTACGAATTTGAATCGGCCAATTCATGGGGTTTGAAGTGGGGCAACCGTGGGCATAACTGGTTGACGTGGGCAAGCCACTTGCAATCAACCATTAAATACCATGCATTCTATTTGATTCGTTCGGCGGGATTTGCTGATTCTGATTTGCCGGGAGTGATTCTATGACGCAAACGCTTCTTGCGGCTGTTGATACTAGCTTGGTCGGCTTGTTGCTTGGCGGGCTTTCCGTTTTGTCTGGTGTTGTGATTCATCTTTATAAACAAGTTGAACGCAACACTGAAGCAATCAAAGCTGACTTGAAGGAATGCCGGGAGGATCGGGAAGCGTTGTGGAAGTCGATTCAGTCGATAGAACGCAAGACAGGAGATGGCCAGTGAGCTACAGAAAAGTCATCGAAGCCATCGAAGGATGGGAGCGGCTATCAGAGCAAGAAGTAATTGACGCGGCAACGCGGCTTGATCACGTTTACGCTGATCCGGACAAGTGGACGTTACTTGGATTTGCTACGATCATCGGACCGGAGAACGTCCAGCCGTTGATTGATTTCCTTGGTACGATTGGGCTCGGATGGATTGCGACACAAGCGGCAGCCGGAGGGGTTCCGATCGGATCGAAAGATTTTAATGATGCGATGCGTGCAATCCCGCATCCATCTTGCCAGATGATTGCCGATCGCGGGCGTCGGATGGTGTCGCTGTGCTTGTTATTTTCGGTTCCCGCTAATTCTGCTGCCATTGCCGACGGCTTGCGATTGATGAAGCTAGAGAAGACCAAGGCTGAAAAGCGTAGGACTGGTTCAAGTCGCTGGAACGCTTATGCCAAAGCCATCGACGAATGGGATGGTGACCCTGCGACGGAGCCTGTTCTGTGACGATTTCCCGCATCAGTTCCGCCACTAACGCAGGCGACACGATCACGATTGGCACGCACGCCAGCGGTGACTTGATCTTGATTTTTGCCTATAACGACGGTGCCAACACCGCACCATCGCTACCGACTGGCTGGCTAAATATCAACAATGCGACGGGAAGCACCAGCGGCACCAGGATCGGATACAAGGTTGCTCAGTCGTCAAGTGAAACCAGCGGGACATGGACCAACGCTGACGGGCTAATTGCGGTGGTTTATCGATCCGATGTTGGGCTGGTTATTCCTACGCTTGCCGGTTTTAACGCGGGCACCTCGACGTCGGTGAGCTATACCGCGTTTGGCTCGTCTTTTAACCGTGAGAATGCAGATCAGTGGATGATCGGGTTCGGCTCGCAGCGCAACGACACTAACGCACTAGAGACTGCACCAACTGGACTCACGAACGTAACCAGCCTGACAGGAACCGGCTGGGAGATGGTAGCACACGACAGTAACGCAGACGCGAACTCATTCGCTACGGCGAGCACAACCGTCGTAACGTCCGCAGCATGGCGAACGGTTGTATTTACCGTTTACGAGCAGACCTACCCAACTGGCGGCGGTTCAGCATCCGCCCGACAAGTGAACATCAGAGGAGGGGCCGACCAGTGAAACTCAAGCGTGGTTCAACCTCAATTCGTCGGCTGATTTTTGTTGGCGATTCGTCGAGCACTACCGGTGCAGGACTAGCCAACCTCCTTCACAACACCAGCGGGCTGGTGGCGTACTATTTTGCTGGCGACCTCTCGAACGAAGTCTCGATTCCGCTCGCTAGTGCAACGCTTGGAAGCTACACCGATGGCGGGTTTGTGGCAGTCGATAACACGAACATGCCGGGGTGGTATGAGTTCGGGATTCCAAACGGTGCGCTCGATGGTGGCAATGAAGTTGCGATTCAACTTCGCGGCGCGGCTAACATGGTGCCGGTGAATGTCTACATTGAACTTGACACTGTTGATTACCAAACCGACGCATTCGGCGCCATCAAGCCAACTACGGCTGGTCGAACGCTCGACATTTCCGCTGGTGGCGAGGCTGGAATCGACCTTTCCAACGTGGGATCGCCAACCACGGTTCTCAATTTGTCTGGCACCACGATCAAGACGGCGACGGACATCGAGACGGACACGCAGGACATCCAGAACCGTCTCCCGTCCGGCTTGGTCGATGGCCGGATGCGATCCATCGCGGAAGTTGTCGGCGACAAGCTCAGTTACAAGCTGGCATCCGATGGATTGTCGCTTGTCACCTCTTGGGCTGTTGGGATCACTGGCAACATCACCGGCAACTTGTCCGGTTCGGTTGGCAGTGTGACGGGCAACGTCGGCGGGAACGTCACTGGTTCAGTTGGCTCGATTTCTGGCGTTGCGTTTCCGACCAACTTTGCTGCCCTTGGTATCAACTCAAGTGGCCACGTTTCGCGGGTTGTTCTTGTCGACACGACGACCACTAACACCGACATGCGAGGGACCGACGGAGCGGCACTTGCGACCCACTGGACTTCGACCCGAGCCGGATACCTTGACGGCGTCCTGCTTGCGGCGAACTTCAGCAATCGAACGGTTCAGGTGACTGGAGTAGGGTCCGGTCATATAGCCGCAGACGTGCATTCACTTCAGCCAGCGGTCATCAATAACACCCACTTCGCACCGGGTGCATTCGACGCCAACGCACTAGCCGCCGACGCGGTTACGGAGATCCAGAATGGACTTGCCCTTGAAGCGTCTTCGCAGTCGATCCTTGCACGAATCGGGGCATTTACTGGAACTGGAGTCAATACAATACTTGGGTTCTTCCGGGCATTGTTGAGAAGCGACGGAGGCATCACAACCCCAAGCGATGTTGGCGGAACTTTCACGCATACCACCGACTCAACACAGGCGATTCGTGATCGTGGTGATGCAGCATGGACCACGGGAGGTGGTGGGGGCGGATCGACTACCGTCAACGTGCTGCCATACACAGGTGCGGTGCCGGATCGGGTTGAAGGCACAACGATCAAGGTGTTTTATAACGAACTAACGAACGTATCGGTTGGCGTAACGGATGCGACTGGTGCGGCGGTAACGCTTGACGCAAAGACGCTTCGTTTCTGCGTTGAGGATAGATACGGGGTGGACGTGTTGACGCTGACCGATGGCGACATAACGCGAAGCGGATCGACGTTTACGGTTCAGATTCCGCAATCGCTGACTGATACGGTTGGGGCGAATTATCGGTGGTCGCTTCGAGATTTGACGGGATCGCTTAATACCGTTCTGATTCATGGGCAACTAATTGTTGCGGAGGCGGCAGAGGATGAAGCTTAGCCTATGCCGTTGCGGCGGAACCAGAACGGCCAGCGGGTGCGATAGGTGCAAGCCGCATCGATCGCAAAGCGGAAAGACAACCGCCGAGCGTGGATACGATCACAAGTGGCGGATGCTAAGCGAACGATACAGGGCTGAGAATCCGCTTTGCGAGGCATGCCAGAATGCGGATAAGGTGACGCCGGCAACGGAGGTTCACCATATCATTCCGGCATTGGAAAGCGAATATCACAGACTGGATCGAAATAATCTGATGGCATTGTGCAGGCAATGCCATCAAGAGATAGAAGGGATAAGACGTGCCGGGAGTGCCAGGTAGAAGCGGAAGGCGTGGCAAGCTTACCGCACAACATATTGCCGAAGGGACATACCGAGCCGATCGCCATGCCGAACGAGTGGAGCTTGTCATTGGATCCAGCAAGCCAAAGCCGATGCTGCTGCTTGGCAAGGATGAGCAAGAACTATGGGACATGGTGACAAGCGGACTGCCTGAGCATGTATTGCATGAAATCGATTCGCCTACGTTGACTATGCTAGTGGCACTGTGGAGCCAGTGGAAGCGACTATGGGAGCTATGGCAAGCCGACCCGCTGGACCGTGAGCTAAGGAAATCAACGCTTGAGATTGGGGCGCAGGCACAACGCATGTTCTCTCAGTTTGGAATGAGTCCAGCGGATCGATCCAGAATCAAAGCAGCGCAAGAGAAAAAGAAAAGTCCAGCGGATGCCATTAAGGAAATGCTGGAAGCTAAGCTTGGCAAATGACAACCACGAAGCGACAAGTTCAAGACTACATCGACGGAATCAGGAGCGGGAAGATTGTAGCCGGACGATGGCTGAAAGCAGCGATCGAGCGGCACTTGTGGGATCTTAAACATGCGGAACAGAGGGGATACTACTTCGATGAAAAGCTTGCTGACCTTGCTTGTTATTTTTTTCCTACTTGCCTTCGCTTCACCAAAGGAGAATGGGCAGGCCGCCGATTTGACCTTTCCGAATCTCAACTGTTCATTGTCTGGAACTTGTTCGGCTGGAGGCGTAAAGACGGAACCAGGCGTTTCCGTTACGCCTACCTCACCGCCGGTCGCAAGTGGGGGAAGTCCGAGTTTGCAGCAGGACTTGCCCTACTCCTCACAATCCTTGACTACCCATGCGAGCCAGCCGCCGAGGTTTATTGTGCAGCAACCAAAGAAGAGCAAGCCCGCATCGTATTCAACGTCGCCAAGGAGATGGCAAGAACCAGTGAGATCCTTTCTTCGCAATGCTCCAATCTTGCGAAGGCTATCTTGGTAAATGCGGACGGATACCAAGCTAATAGTTTTCTGAAGCCGATCGGATCGGACAGCAAAACATCCGACGGATTGAATATCCATGGTGCCGTACTCGATGAAATCCACGAATGGCGAGATCGGCATTTAGGATTGTATGACAAGCTGACCACGGCCAGCGGGGCAAGGAGGCAACCGCTAATCGTGATGATTACCACGGCGGGCGATGATCGATCTACCGTGTGGAACAATATCGATAGTATCTGCACTCAGGCTTTGCAGGATTATCGAAACGACGACCCGATAGGCGACACTTACTTTGCGTTCATCGCCCGCATCGACGATGCGTGGATCGATGCAAATGGGATCGAACATCCGGCGGACGATCCTTTCGATTCGGCATGCTGGAAGAAAGCCAACCCGAACTATCCAATAACCCCGAAGCACGACTACCTACAGGAACAGGCGAACGCTGCGAGATCGGGACCGATTGAGCTTAACAAGTTCAAAAGGTATTGCCTAAACGTAAAGGTAACAAGCAACGAAAAAGCCATCGATGATACGCTTTGGAGTTTGGCGGCTGGCGAACTGTCCGACTGGAGCAAGGCGGAAGTGGTTTGCGGTGCTTGGGACTTAGGCGGACGTGATGACTTGGCGGCGGTATCATTGGTCGCAAGGTTTCATGATGGAACCGATCAGGCCGGGGAGAATCGATATCGTTATGAAATACAATCAAGATCGTTTATCAACAGCGAGAACGAACGAGACATAGCAAAAGAGCCATGGGCGGATTACGTCCGGCGCGGCCTGTTGATTGTTAGCCCGTCTGAGTTGAACGATTTGAAGGCAACTTGCAAGCAATGGTGGCGAGAGTATAAGACCAAGGACTGGGCGTACGATCCCCATACATCAAGAGACGTTGCACAGGATTTGACTAGCGACGGCTTGAAGTGTGTTGAGTTTTACCAGAATTGCAGCATGTACAACGAGCCATTGCGAACATTCCTAAAAGCATTGAAGGCAGGAGCAATCCGGCACGATGGCAATCCTTTGCTGGCGTGGTGTGCGTCCAACTTGGTGACGACGCAAAACGCCAAGGGCGAGGTGATGCCGGATAAGCGGGGAAGCAAAGAAAAGATAGATCCGATGGTGGCTACGATCATGGCGTTTCGTTTGGCAAGCTTGGCACCGCAGCGGGCCAAGGGTTCCTTGTTTGTATTCTGAGGGACAACCGATGGCATTGAATTGGCGAACCTTGCGAAACGCGATTGGTTCCATGCTTGGAGGCATGGAGGACAGCAAGCACGTAGGCCCGGAAGAAGCGATCAGCATTCCGGCGGTATGGCATGCGATCAGCAAGATAGGCGGGCACGTCGGGCAATTGCCTTTGCACGTCTATCGGAGGCTGGATCGAGGAGCGGAGAAGGCAACCGAACACCCAGCCTACAACCTAGTCCGCAACAGACCGACGCCACTTCTTTCTGCGTTCGACTGGAAGGAGCTATCCATGGTCCATGCCCTACTATGGGGCAATGCTAGATCGTGGATTGTGCGGGATGCGTCGGGGCGTCCAATGGAGATCCTGCCATTGCATCCGGACAATACCGTTTGTGTGGTGTTCCGTGGAGAAAAGTATCACGTCACGAAGCCAGCCAGCGACAGCCGGGAAAGCTTGTTTCGACAGTTCGTGATTCAGCAAGATGACATGCTGATTATCCCAGACGCGGACGTCCTGCATATTAAGGGAATCTCTTTTGATGGCATCGATGGAAAGGGCAGTATACCGACGCACAAGCGAACTTTGCGGATTGCCATCGATAGCGAGCGAAGCCTAGAGAACCAGCTAAGCAAAGGCTTCGCCGGATCGATTCTACTTGAGGCACCGGCAGGAGCGTTTGCCGACGAACAGGACGCGAAGCGATTTGTGGAGGCGTTCAAAGCACACCACAACGGAAGCGAGAAGGCCGGGCAGATCGGGCTGTTGCGTGAAGGCATCAAGGCCAACGTTATCAGCATGAGCAGCGTAGACATGCAGATGATCGAGCAAAGAGCGTTTAGCCGTCAGGATATCGCTTTATTGTTCGGGCTGGAATCGATCTTGGGCGACAATGCAAGCGTATCCTACAACAGCCTGGAACAAAAGAAGCTTGCATATCTTTTGGATACGCTGATGCGCTGGCTTGTTAAATGGGAACAGGAACTAGATTACAAGCTACTGAGTGACGCTGAAAAGCAATCGGATTCGCACTACTTCAAATTCACTGACAGGGCGCTATTGCGGGCGGATTCGCAGACGCAAAGCCAGATCCTTTCAACCTACATAACGGCCAGGGTGATTAGTCCGAATGAAGCCAGGGCTATGCTTGACCTCAACCCATACGAAGGGGGCGATGAGTATGCCAATCCATCGATTGATACGCGACAAGTTATTGTCGAAGAACCGGATGACTCGCCAGAAGATGAAGACGATGATTCGCCGGAAGATGAACCGCAGGGAACGGCGGGGCGTCGGGCGGTGGTTAGCCGATTGCGGAACCTGCTTGGAGTTGAAGCCAAGCGAACCGTCGACGGATGCCGGCAAAAGAACTTCGCAGACTGGGCGGAAAAATTTTACGCAAGCTGGGAAGGAAAGCTTGCAGAAGTCATTGCCGAAGTCGGCGGAGATCCCAACCTTGCTTCGCATTATTGCGAAGAATCTAAGCGGCAACTCATCGAGGCATCAGGGCGAGTAAAGACCAACGAAGAGCTAGCCGCCGAAGTCGGGCAGATCGTAGCAGATTGGCCGGAACGTCGGGCGGAAGAATTGGCAACCATTATCTTGAAAGGTTAAACCATGTTTGCAGTCGACACAAAAACAAATGAGATTTTTTTGTATGACGACATTGGCCCCGCATGGCTTGGCATGATCGACGCAACCAGCGTAATTGCCGGGCTGAAGCAGATGGAAGGCAAGCGGGTTTTGCTGCGCATCAATTCGCCTGGAGGATCGGTCGATGAAGGGGCAGCAATTTACAACGCAATCAAGAGGCACCCGGGCGGGGTGGATGTTGCAATCGACGGGTTGGCCGCATCCATTGCGGGCTATATTGCCATGGCAGGGGAGAAAGTGACGATTGCTGCCAATGCCCGAATGATGATCCATGATCCTTGGACGATGGCTGTTGGCAATGCGGCAGCGATCCGCAAGACCGCCGACACGCTGGACGTTTATACCTCCTCCATGGTGCCAGCGTATGCCGAGCGGTCCGGCAAGGACGAAGAAGAGATCCGGAAGATTATGCAAGATGAGACATGGTATACCGCACTCGATGCAGTAGCCGAAGGGTTTGCCGATGAGGTTGGCAACGCCACGAACGAACAGGTCCAAGTAGCCGAAGGGCGGTTTTCTAAGACGCCATCGGCATTGCTGCAAAAGAGCGAAGCAGGAGCCAGAACTAAAGGGACGCCAAAGCTATTGGCGGCAAGGATCCGCCTAGCAAAAATTTGACAGATTGACGATCTAGTTTAGATTGTCCCGAAATAGTTGTTCGCAACTCGTTAGCGGCGATCGACGCAATGTGGCTGAGTGGAAGTACCAACAGCCGGCAGCG